GAAAAAAAGACTATAAATAAAAAAGATATGAAAAAAGGATTTGATAAATTTATAAGTAATGATGAAGTTAAGTCTAGAAAACAAGATAAATCTCAATTTTTAAAATATATGTATTGTTAATAATGTCCACTAAAAAAATATCTATAAATCCTGAGTTTTTTAATTTAACTAGTAAAAACAAAAAGAAAAAGAAAACTAGAAAACAAAAACCCGATTTTAGCCTAGTAAAACCTAATACTATTAAACAAAAATTAATACAAAAAGTTAAACAACATAAAAATAATGAATTAGAGCAACTCAAAGATAATAAAAATAAAAATGAACAAGATGAAGTATTTAGTGATGATTTTAAAAATTCTATAGATTATCTACAAAGTCTTTCAAAAAAACATCAACAAAAAAAATTAGAAAAAAAGAAACGAAGATTAGAAAGGAAAAATAAAACTTTAAAAAAATCTTCATTACCACCGGCACCACCTTATGGTATACTTAAAAATGGAAAAAAACCAACTTATTCGCAATATAGAGCATCTATAAAAAATAATAGTAGTATAACTCCTGAAATTACTCCCGAAATTAATATAAATACCAACGATGTGCCTATTATAACTGATGAATTTTATGATAGAAAAAATACATTATTAAATGTTAAAAATGCATTTAAAACACAAGATAAAAAAACATCTAAACTTGAAAAAGTTAAATTTAAACAAAAACATACCAAAACTAAAAAAATAATTCATTTAGGAAAAAAAGAAGGAAATGTAGGTGTTTTAATTAAAAATAAAAAAACAAGAAAAAAAGTTAAAAAAGCAGTAACTGCACTTAAAAATAAATCATTAGCTAATATTAAAAAATATCTTAAAAAACATAATTTAATAAAGATAGGAAGTAATGCTCCTGAAAATATATTAAGAGGCATTTATGAAAATAGTTATTTAGCGGGAGATGTATATAATAAAAATAAAGATATATTATTACACAATTTCACTCAAGAATAATTATAGATTATATATATATATGATTTCTTATCTATTACAGATAGTATTTCTATTTTTAACAGTTGCTTTTTTAATTAACAATAAAGATAATATTATTGATAATATTAATTCAATAATTCATAAGGAAAACTTTTCAAATATTTCTAATGGAATAACTATTGGACTTATATTTTATACTGCCATTATTGCATTAGTTATATATTTATTATTGCCAAGAGGTATAGGAAATTCTAAAAAAGATTTGTCTCCTTCTTTTGCATTTATTAAAAGTAATAGTTTAAAAAAAATAAAAAAAAATTTGTCTCCTTCTGCAGCATTTATGAAAGCATATGATTTAAAAAATGCTATAAAAATATAAATTAACAAAAATTAACATAAATTAAAATAATTTATATTAATTTTAGGAATCACAGCGTTCAATTATTTTATTAATATATTATATATAATGGTTAAATCAATTTTACCCAAAGTAACCCCCGAACTTGTCGCTATTGTTCTTCTTGTTGTTGCATACTTAAACAGAGATCTTGTTATGGCCAAAGTTAATGAACTTATGGCATTAGTAACTGGAAAAAAAGAAGAAGAATTTTCTGTTATGGGACAGAATAAATACTTAGATATGGCTATCCAGGTTTCATTAGTTGTCCTTGTTATGAGTGTTGCAGCAAAGGTTGTCCCTGACATCAAAAAACTCCTCCCTAAACAGTTAAAAAAACTTCTTTTATAAATGATATTTAAATCGTTTATTGTTTAATAATTATATTTAAAGATATAAATATAACTATTATAAGCACTTAAAATGTCTAAAAAAAGTAAAGGTAATGCTGCAATGATAAATGAGTATTATGATACACTAAAAAAATATATAAATAAATATGGAGAAAAAACTATATTATTTTGGCAATGTGGAGATTTTTATGAAGTTTATGGAAAGGAATCAGAACCAGAAAATGTATTAAATTTTACTAGAATGTGTGATTTTACTTATTCAAGTGAAAATGGTAATATTAAAGCAGGAATGCCTAAAAAATCAGTTCAAAAATGGTCCAATAGAATCATTGAAAATGGTTATACTTTAGTAATTTTCAATCAATTTAAAGATCCTACTATGAAATCTCATTATAGAAAAGAAAGTTTCATATTATCACCTTCTACCGTAATTGAAATGTGTAATACTAACATTAATAATAATTATTGTTCTGTTATATGGATTGAAAAATATAATCCCGATTTTCAAAATAAATTACCATACTTTTATTGCGGTATATCTATTATTGATTCTTTTACTGGCAAATCGCTATTTTATGAATATAAATACGAAAATAATGATATTCATAATACTACTGCATTTGATAAATTAGATAAATTCATATCTATTTATAATCCAACCGAAACTATAATAATTCATAATTATAATGATCATTCTATGATCAATGATATTATACAATTTGCATCTATTCATTCTAAAAAAAATCATATTATATCTCTTAATGATATTGATAATCCTCTTTCTATTCAAGCTAAAAATTCTGAAAAACAAACTTATCAAAAAGAAATATTAAATAAATTTTTTAAAGTAAAGGATTTTAATGTTTTTCTTGAAACTACTAGATTTTATTATCATCCATACGCTACTAGCGCATATTGTTTTCTTCTAGAATTTATATATCAACATAATCCAAATCTTATTAATAAAATTTCATTTCCATTTTATGAAAATAGTAAAAACAATATTGATTTAGCTACTCATTGTTTAAAACAACTAAATATTATAGATACTACAGACTCCAACAAAGAGTATTCTAGTATTTTAAAACTAATTAATAAATGCAAAACAGTAATGGGAAAAAGAAGATTTAAAAATATTATATTACATCCATCTTGTGATATAGAATACTTAAAAAATGAATATAATATTATTGAATATATTATAAAAGAATATGAAAAACTAGAATTTATAAGAAAAGATTTATCTTATATTAAAGATATTGAAAAACTTTACAGAAAAATTAATCTATCTATGGTTAAACCCACTGAATTAGCTAACTTATCTATAGATTTAGATAGGATCTTAAATATAAAAGATACTATAGACAAAAAAAGTAAATATAAAAAATATCTTAAATCTAAAATTAATGCAGATATTCAAGTTAGTATAATTAATTTAAATAAAACTCTTAAAAATACTTTAAATATTGAAAATTGTATACAATATGCATATAGTAATAAAGAATGTATTAATATTTTCAACAAAAATGTTTATCCAAATATTGATACATATTATAAAAAATATATTGAAGATAAACAAAAATTACTTTTAATTAAAACTTTTTTAACTGAAATATCTTTAAAACAAGATAAAACTAGTAAAAATCTTAATACTGATAATTATATTAGAATTCATCATACTGAAAAATCTGGAGTAAATCTTGAAATTACTAGTAGAAGAACTAAGTTTCTACAAGTTGCTATTAAAAAAATAATGCAAGAAAGTGGAAAAACATATGTTTCTTTATCTGGAAAGTCAGAATATGATGATTCAAATATTAAATTAAAGTTTGATCTAGCTGGATTAAAATTTACTGGAAAAAGTTCTTCTTCATCTACTAATAAAATTACAGGCTCATCTCTTAATCCTATATATAAACAGATGTTAGTTAATACTAATTTATTTAATGAACTTACTAAGTCTTTCTTTGATACTTTTGTTAGATCATTAATTGACTATAATAATGAATTAAATGATATAGTTGAATATGTTTCTTTAATTGATATAACTTTAAATAAAGCATTTGTTTCTATAAAAAATAACTATCATAAACCTAAAATTAATAATAAAACAAAAAAATCTTTTTTTAATGCTGAAAAAATAAGACATCCGCTTATTGAACATATACAACAAGATGAATTATATGTTCCCAATGACATATCATTAGGAAAAGATAAAAATGGTATTTTATTATATGGAACTAATGCTGTTGGAAAATCTAGTTTGATAAAGTCGATTGGGATAAATATTATTTTAGCTCAATCTGGAATGTATGTTGCTGCATCTAAATTTGTATTTAAACCATATACTTCTATTTTTACTAGAATATTAGGAAATGATAATATTTTTAAAGGATTAAGCACTTTTGCGGTTGAAATGTGTGAATTAAGAACTATTTTAAATAATTGTGATGAAAATAGTTTAATTTTAGGAGATGAATTATGTTCAGGAACTGAAATTACATCTGCGTTATCAATATTTACAACTGGTGTTCATTATTTTCAGAAAAGTAATTCTTCTTATATTTTTGCTACTCATTTCCACGAACTTACTAGTAATAATATTATTATTGATCTTCAAAGAAAAAAAAAATTAGAAATTAATCATATGGCTGTAGAATATGATAGACTTAATGATAGATTAGTATGGACTAGAAAATTAGAAAAAGGCTCAGGAAATAAAATGTATGGGTTAGAAGTATGTAAGGCATTAAATATGCCTGAAGGATTTGTTGACTTCGCGTTAAATGTAAGAAATAAGTCATCTGGACAAAGATCTATATTATCAAAAAAAACATCTAATTATAATTCTAAACAAATTAAAGGATTACCTTGTAAATTGTGCGGTGAAAAAAGTAAAGATATACATCATTTAAATCCACAAAAATATGCAGATAAAAATGGATTTATAGGAACTCATCATAAAAATCATCTTGCTAATATAATACCAATTTGTGGAAAATGTCACGAAAATGTCACAAAAAATGAAATTATACATAAACCAGTTAAAACCAGTGATGGAATTATATTAGTAGAACAGTAATTTATATTTTTTTATTATATTAAATTATAAATTATTTATAATATTTAGAAATATTTATGTTTAAAAATTTCTACTTAAATAATAATTTAAAAATAAAATAATGTTATAATTTATAACAATGAGTATTTCTTGGGATGAACAAGATAAATTAACTACTAGCGACGCCGGCGAAGATGATTACTTTGGTGTTGTTTCTATTGATAACAATTATGCTATAGTTGGAGCATACAACTCAGGTGATAAAGGTGCAGCATATATATTTAAGAAAAGTGACAACGGTGAAACTTGGAGTGAACAAATTAAATTAATTGGTAGCGATAGTGATAATGATGATGATTTTGGAATATCTGTTAATATTCATGGCAATTATGCTATTGTTGGGACAGAAAATAATGACAGCAATAAAGGCGCAGCATATATATTTAAGAAAAATAGCGATGAAACGTGGACTGAACAAAGTAAATTAACAGCTAATGATGCTGCTGATAATGATCAGTTTGGATCCGGTGTTCATATAGATGGCAATTATGCTATTGTTGGTGCGAGAACAAAGGCAACTGGGTTAAAAAGCTATGCTGGGAAAGCATATATATTTAAGAAAATTGTTGATGAGAATAATGCTGAAACTTGGAGTGAACAAAGTGCATTTAAGTCAGATGATCTTGCCGCACAGGATTATTTTGGAGCCGCTGTTTCTATAGGTGGAAATTATGCTATTATTGGGGCCTATCAAAAAAACAATGGTTCTGACAGTTATGCGGGTGCAGCATATATTTTTAAGAAAGATGATAATTCTTAAACATGGAGTCAACAAATTAAATTATTTCCTACTGATATTGAATCTCAGGATATGCTTGCATTTTCTGTTGATATTTGTGGTAATTATGCTATAGTTCGTGCACACAGAAATGAAGCTAACAATCTATCT